GCATACGCAATACTTCCTTTTTAGCAGTCATGTACGAATCTTCAATAGTCGGCTTAGATGTGTAGCGGGCTTGATTGCATCCTGCAAACAACAGCAACAAAATCAAAAACAGCGGCATATTTTTCATATTCAAATATATAACTTAAAGTGTTAATTTATGTGCTGCCTTAACTACATGTCCTGCATCGTTTGGATGTAATCCGTCAGGCCTCAATAACGATGAACCTCCATTGTTTTTCATATATGCATAGCTGTCATCAAAAACAACTCCTGTTTCCAAACATGCTTGACTTGCCGCCAACACGTGCGCTTCGTGCCTGGCTAAATCGGCAGCAACAGTAACACCATACAAACCAACATAACCATCCCGCCCTGACTGCTCATAATATGACGGGCTTTCAACAACTATACTACGCAATGGCCACCCCCGCGATATTGCTATATTAATCACGTCTATTAACTGCTGCTTATAATTGGCTGTCGTAAAATTGCCAAGGTTAAGGCCTACATCATTGGTGCCGAAAGATAGAAACAACTTGCCGTGCCCTATGTGACAAGTTGGGATCAGCCCGTTTGCCGAATCCCTGAAATTTGGCGCTCCGGTAGGGTTTAATGGAGTAGAATTTTGCAAAGGCTGTCCGCTTACAGCATGATTTTCTTCAATATCACCTTTAGCAGCGCAATACAAAGAAGACCAACGATGAGCATCATCAGATGCGCCAACACCCAGCGTGATACTGTCACCAAAAAAAACATGTGTTCTCTGACCCTTTAAGTTTAAAATATGTGCTAATATACTCATGATACTACCGAGATAAGGCTGTAAATAAAGTAGACATCGCTGAATCAAGAATACCAGCTTGCGTAGTTGTTAGTCCCTTACCTACTGATACAAAACCTAACTCTTGTGGTGAATATGAACTAACACCCGCACCATCCACACTCGCAAAAGCAGATAATTCGACGCTGTTACCCGATGATGTTGTACTTAAAGCAGTGCTTGCTACACTAACACCGTCAATCAATACATATGCGTTGGGTGTTATATTGCTGATTAAAAACCTACCATTTGTATTTACCGTATTGTGACTAAAAGATGCACCGCAATTAAAGTAACTCGGATAGCCAGCGGACAACGGATTGACACTGATAAATATTTCAGTCCCTCCCGTACCTCTTACACCTACAGCGTCATGACCTGCACCGCCGCCGCCAGCTTCATTGAATCTTAAATAAGCAGCCACGTGAATAGAGCCGCTGCTTCCGTTTGAAATAGCAGAGCCGCCGCCGTCCGGGCTAATGCCTAATCCCATTCGCCCGGTCGCGCCATCGCCTTTAGACCCTGTTGATGAATGTGTTATTGTGCCGTGAATAACACCGTCTGACACACCCTTAAAACCTAAAACGTTTGTTGCAGCAGAACCACCCTCGAACATCCACGCTTCCGTAATAAGATTGTATATACCGTTTTGCTTCATGGTGTCCCAAAATGCCTGATATGCAGCCCTGCGAGGGGATGAAATACTATAACCCATTGTTGACAAACGCGCTACCCATGCCGCCACTTCTGTATTAGCATTAGGCAATATAACCTCGCCATTTTGAGTTATTGCGGCATTGTAGGATACGCCGTCATAAAAAAACACCAAAAGGTTAACTACACCAACGCCATTATCATAAGCGGATGACGAAGCCAATATTTTAAATGCCGATATATTCGGAACATTCGTGCCGTCCGAAATTATCCGCTGCATAGCACCGCACCCCGCTACAGCGCCAACCGTATTGGGCGTTATTATAAGCGAACCACTCATTAGATGGTCGCCAACTACGGTAATCATATTATCAAACGGAATACTATTAGTATCCGCAATACTAACGGGCAATGAGCCGCCCCCGCCGCCTGTCGGTGTCACCCATCCGGTGTCCTGATTTGCGTTACTGGCCTTAACCAGCACCTGCCCAGTGGTTCCACCATCAGGCACATCACCACCGCCCATAGCTGGTAATTGCCCGGCTGGTACCTTACCGGTGCCGTCTAACCCGGCATATCCATTTGCCGCGCCCTTGTTGGCAGCGTTTTCAGGCGTGAATCCTAAAGGCTCCTGTTTAGTGTTCGCTTTTGAAGCGATGTCGTTAATTTCTTCGGCGGTTAAGGTATCGCCGGTGTTTTTTGTTGCAACTGTATTATTTGCCATTTAGCTTAATATTAGGGGTAATGTGTAAGTGAATCCTTCGCCCTCTGCGGGCAACTTATATCTTAATTCGCCAGTAGGGGTTTTGTATAGCGTATAGGCTGTTAGACCAGCCGTAACAGCTGCCGCTTCATCTGCACAAACTGGTGCAAGTGAAATAAATGCACGCATATCGAAGCTGCCTACCAGCGCGTTAATTTGCGCCTGCAAGTCAACATCAGCGGCAACCCGCTGACCTGTTTCATTGCTAAGCGCTGACGTTGATGCTTTGCCACCTAAAGCGGTCGTAAGCCCCTCAACTTTACTTGCCGATAACGTGTCCTCGCCGGGATGGAAAAGACTATCTATCAATGAGTAAAATTGAGCCTGTGTAGGATACGTTCTACTCTTGAAAAACAATTTTAATTGTGCTCTTGTGCTCATATATTAGTTAATGTAATTGGGAATAGGTTCAATGAACATTATAATCCGATATTTTGGCAACAACGAAATTGGCGTTGGGGATACACTACCCGCTTTACCTGTCCTGTCTGACCCGCCTGGAACCATTACGTCCCTATCATCGGCATTATCTGATACACCCTGATGATAGCCACCGCCCTCTAATCCGTGGTCGTGTTCGGGAATATGTCCCATGTTTAAGGTTACGCTATCATCCCCGCCAGTGTCGCCAACCTCGAAGTTCGCAACACCTGGCTTACGGCCACGCAATACGCGATCCTGCCAGTCTACTACCTCACGCCAACCGGCAGGTAACGAAATATCAGCACTTTTACGCCACAACCTCATACTGCCGCCGTCAATTCTATCGGGCGCTGTAAGCCATTCCAAACGCTCCAAACGAGCAAGAACACCCTCGGGGGTGTTGCGTTTAAAGTCTGTCCATGTATAAGTTGTACCGGCATCATCGCCAAACCTTACAATCCGGTTAATTTGTGATGGCCTGTCAACGCCGTCTTCATAACTTAAGTCTGTCCTTGTTTCTACAATCCTTACCTTTTCTTCTATAATACCGGCTTCAAATGGCAATACCTCGCCATTAATAACCACATAGCCATTTGAAACTGTTGAGCCTATAATTGAGCAGCCGCTGATTATTGCCAACGAACCGAAAACGGCAGCGGGTTGCATGGCTGTATTGATGTTGACTTGCTGAAAACCGAAAACATCCTGATCGAGCGGAAAACCGCCCGTTTGTGTAAAATCAATTCTATTCATGATCTGTAAATTTTAAACCGTTTGCTCGGTAATTTGTACTCGTTAACCAGCCCGGTTAACTCAATTAAATCTTGTGCGCTTAGGTATATTGCGGCAGGTACCCAAACAATAAAATCTGCACCGGTGTCGGCATAGTCAGCACTGTTGTATATGTATATAGTATTCAGGTAAACCGGCTTATTTTCTGCCCTTGTATATATGTACACCCTATCTTTATTAAAGCCATCTGTTATGTATATGCGCCTTAATTCATGGTCAAAGCGGTCATTAAAAACATTCTCCATACTGAACACCCGGCTATCATGATTTAACCTGTAAAGGTTTTTATCCCTGTTAAGCAGGAAAGCGCCGTTTATTTGAAGTATCGGAGAAATAAGGCATTGCAACCAGGTAACAAATTTTGGTTGCCTCATTCGGCCATGAAGCAACCAAATAACAAGCTTGTTGAAATTAATATTGAACATATGGCCGGTAGTTAATGGTTAAATCACTTTCGGCAAGCCTGATGTATCCTGCATCAGGTATATACCTTTCATCGATTTCTGAAAATGGGAATAGGCCATATTTGGCCTTTGCGCTGTTTTTAACCACCAAGGCTACACCATCAACCTGTTGTAAAGCATCCATCAACCGGGTGTTTGCATATTCGCCGTTAAATGGCAGGTTTCGCAAATACTGATTAATAGCATCTAACACCGGCTTTTCTGCAATACCATCTATACGCTGGCCACTGGATGTTAAAACCAGCGGGTTAAAGAAAATATCAAGGTTAAGTTTAAGCGTATCGGCTGGCAAACTATCCTTAAATATTTTTACACCAGCGTCTTTAGTTTTTTCAATGTAAGCAGAAAATGCAGCAAGTTGGGCGTCATTTAACGGCACAAGATCGCCGTCAACTTCCTTTGCCACCTTAATCCTTAATGAAATCTTTGTTGGCGTGGTAACCTCTGTAACCGCCGATTGAGCAATTATTTTTTGCTCGGTTATTTGGTCATCTGTCAAACCGATGTTGGCATATGTTCCGGTATCCTGTTCAACGTCCTGTCCATATTGAAACCTCAAAGCCAATTCTTTGTACCAGGTTAAACGATGTGGTTTTAGCGTGTTAATCAGGTCGGTGTTTTCTTGCTTGTGGCTGTCAAATAAGCTTTCTATCACATTAGCACAATAGGCAAAAACGTATGTCCATTTACGCCTTATGCTTGTACGGCTACCTGAAACGGTTATCCCGTTGGTAGCTAACAAGTCAATGATCTGTTGTTGTATTACTGTTATATCTCTTGCCATTAGCTTACTATAAAATCTACCTCAATAGCCATGTAATCAATTCCCCCGGGGGCTTCTACCTCACCTATTAAGCTTGTGCCGGTAGCAGGCACTATATTGTTATCGCTTAAATATTGCACCATTGCAGGCTCAACCACATCCGGGATTATCAGTGATGAACCGGCTATCAAATCATCAGTTAATGAAAGACCGTTTAACTTGGCTATAGCAAATGCCGCTGATGTATTACCACAATGCTGCAAAGCGACATCTAACATATTTTGACCTTGTTCGACCGTTACCATTAGCTTATTTTTTTGTAGATGAATAAAGCCACACCGGCAACCAATAAAAGAATGGCCAGTACATTGCCGGTATCTGATTTAGCGTCAACCGTTTTGTGTTTGCCTGAATTGTTAGAACTTGCAGCCGCTTTAATCTTGCCAGTGCTATCCGAACCACTTTTAAGATCAATTTGCCGATGTGTGGTATCAGTTATTTTACGCTGGCCATTGCTTTTGCTTTGGTTAAGCCGATTAAACTTCACTTTACCTTTAGGCTTAAACTTTAACTCGCCGGTGTTTGCGTTATAACTTACCGAATCGGCTTCAAACTCTAAACCCTCTTTGCTTTTGGTTTCATTTGTTGTGTCGCTGATAACCGTGCGCTGTGCATCTGTAATAATCCTGGCCTCCGCTGATCTGCTGACACTGGCCACCTGTTCGGTATTGGTTTCAGACTTATTTGAAATGGTGTCTACCGCAACCTTTCTGCTTTTGCAGGCGGTTTGCAGCACAATGATGATAAGCAATAATAAAAATCGTTTCATGTTTAATTGATGTAATTAGCTACTGCGTAAATTTGTCTTTTAAGGCGTTTCTTTCGGTACACGCCGTCACCCTCACGGCTTCCTGCATTGTTGGTATTGCCCTCTACTGTTGTTACCCAGGCATTTCCCCAATTGTCTACAAAGCCGGTGTGTGCTACCCTCTTTTTATCGGGAAACCATATAAAAAATACGTCTCCTGGTTGTGGCAAGCTGCCGGGCATTATCTTGCCTGTTTTATACATCAGTTGGCCACGTTCAAGCAGGTAAGCACAGCCACCGGCTTTAGGATTTTTAACACCGGCTTTGCCAAATGACCAGCATACAAATGATGCACACCATGGCTGGCCTTTGGGTAATCCAACATACTTTAAGTATGTTTCAACCTGTACGCCATCGTTATGGCCGGTTTTTTCGTGTACACCTATCTGCGAGGTGTAAGTTTGTTGAACCCTTTCCCTTACGCCGCCACTTTGACAAAAAGCGCAATGAGGGATAAGAGCAATGAGAAGTAAATAAATAAAGCTGCTTTTACTTTTTGCCATGCTGTTAATGTGTTAAAGTCAAATACGAAGTGATTTTCAAAATATGACCGAACTGACGGCCACACAATGCGCATTACCAGCCAATTGAATGACTGGAAAACTGAAAAGGCCACTATGGCCACGCAGATCAATTGCAATACACCCGAATCATAAACACCAGCTGTAGGGTCAAAAAAGCGTAGCACGTAAGGGGATAAAAAGAAAACCGCTACAGCAATTAGTATAGTCAGTTTCTCATTGTGGTTTCTCAAAAACTTGAATTTTTGAGTAAAAAATGAAATCAATAATTTAAAAAAATACATGTGTTTAAGGGATAATTGGTTAGTGTTTTTTGTTCTCTAAAATTGTTACCCGGTTTTCCAGCTGCCTCATTCGGCTGTCGGATTGTTCTTTGTTGGCTTTGATATCTGCCTGTATGGCGGTTGCTATTGACTTGATGTCGGCAATGTCCTTTTGCGTTTGATCTATGCGCACATCGCGGATTGTATTATCCTTTAGCAAATTGAACATGAACCAGCCGCATGCACATATTACAGTTATCGCTTTCCAAACATTTCCCCACGTTAGGTAGGTGTTAATGTTATCTGTTCGATTTTCTTCTTCGTTCATATTTCTGCTTTAAACTCGCTTAAAACGCTGTTTACAATTAGGTTTGGGTTTTCGTAGCCATCGCTTTCTAATTCAACTTTTAATTCCCTGATAAACCGTTTGCGGTCGGCTACACCTTTTAACCGGCGCTGAATCCCAAAACCAACAAAGGGGAACTCTTTAAATTCACACTTTTCAGTAATGGTAAGTAGTACGCCGTGCTGGTCGTCTGAATCGCCCTCTGCCCATTCATCGCCATTATCAATAAGATCGAAGCTGTCATTTAAAAGTATATCTGTTCTCATCCCTATGTTATTTTACCGGTTGCCGCCGCTCCTGACACTACTGAATTTACATCGGCTGCGATAAACTGCCTGATGATGGCGGCAGCTATCTTGTTTGCCTGCCTTTCCCGCGCATCTGCCGGGTTCACATCAATGTCGCTTTCATCATCAAAGGCCGCTTTTATTTCGGCAGCTAATTGGGCTTCGTTAAGTGGCATTACTTGTATAAATTATTTACGCGTTCCTTAATTAATGTTAGTGCGGGAATATTTGGTGAGCGGCCATTGATGACAATGATTTTGGTTACTTCATCAATAAAATCGCTTAAGATTTTGGCGGCTGTATCGTTACCTTTTTTAACCAGGTGCCCGGTGTCATCAATCTCATGTCTTACAGTTCCTATCTTGATAATCACTTTATCAATCTCGCTAACTTTAAGGATGACCGCCTCCGTTCTTTGGTTCTCTACCACGCCATAAATAACTTCGCTGCCCTCTTTAGGTATTACAGTGATATAATTTTGTGGCTGTTCGTCTGATGCGTGGAAAATAACGTCAAATAACTCGGGCTGTCCATCCCTTAAAACCGTGCAACCAGCTGTTGTAACCTCCGTTGCGGTGCCTGTCCCTATCGTTATAACCGCATTTTTATCATGGGCTTTATTTAAGAGGCTTGCAAATACTTCGTCAGATGTCATAACTTAAATGCGATATCATTTTTGCGGCTTATACCGCTTGAACTGTATGTTTTCTCAACCTTTTCAATCAAATAAGTACCCTCGCGGTAGGGTTCCCGTTTGTTAACAATGGTTAAGCTATCACCGGCACGAGTAAGCGGAATACCAAAACCTGTAACGCTGCCCGAATACCCATCATAAACACTTTTCTTTAGCCGGGCATCTGCAATTTGCTTAGCAACTGTTTCGGAACTGGCGGCATATTCAATGGTGTGTACAGTGGCATCCTTATCTTTACTTCCAGCCTCTATATATGCCACCTTTCCCTTTTTACCCCTGATCTTAACCCGCACACGAACATTAAACTGGTCATGCGTTTTATATACCAGGTCGTTCCCTTTAACATTGCCCTGCATGTTGTAAACATGGGTTTGCGTGTATCCGGGTCGCCAGTCCCAGGCAAAGCCAACGTGTAGGATATCTCCGTAAATGCGGCCAAACAAACCGTATTGCTCTTTTACCTTTGTTAACACCTGGTAGGTACTGGCATTATCTACCAGCCATTTACCCATTTGCACTTCGGGCGCTTCAATGGTTTTCAAAAACGTACCTTGGGTAACCAGTGTTAAAAGCTGCTTTAGCGTTACCTGCCGGTAGCTTTTTACAAAGTTGTTTTGGCGCAATGGGTAAAGCTGGTCACACTCCAACTCTAAAGGGGCATCGCTGCTAATCGTTCTTAAGTAGCCGGTAAACTCCCTGTAAATGCCGGTTTCTTCATACCCGTAATCAATGGTTACCTTATCACCGGCCTTTATATAATCTAAGGGGTATTTGCCGTCAAGCTTTTCAAAAAATCGGGGTAGTACCACTTTGGCGGTATCGCTTAACTCGGTAACACTTTCCTTAATTTCGATAGAGTGAACATGGTCAAAAAAGATGTTGCCGATTGTAACCCTTGCCTTTTGGTTTAGGAAAGGCAATCCGTCATTGTCAAAATACATCATGCCTTAGTTGTTATTTTTTACAAAAAAGAACTCAACCGGCTTAATGCTTTTTGCTTCAAGCGTGTATTGGATACTATCTTCATACCCGGCAACGCCCGATATTTCCACATGTGTAAAATAGATGCTCTTGATTTTTAAATCATCAAACATCTCGCCCTCAACCGCAAACGTGGCCGCATAATCAAAGAACTCTCTTAGCTGTATTACCAGCTGTTTGGGGTAACGATGGTTTACCATATCAACCAATACCCCTTGCATTTTAATTACCCATTGCTTATCACCAAACCGCTCCACAACTACCGCATCCGTGCCGTCAATTTCGGTTTCGGTTATATTCTTATCCTTTGAAAATGATAACATTGGCGGCGGGGCGTATACAGCCACATTTGAAGTGTTATTTTGCATCAGTGAAGCAAAAACCAGCTTTGTATTATTATCCTTTTTTATGGTAACTTCTTCAAAACTGGCATCGCTTACAAATACACCAGCGTTTGATATCCCGGCATTATCCGCAAAACCTTGCGCCTCTAAACTGTCCGACTGATTTGCGGCTGCATAGCCAAACGCTGATCTTAATCTTGAACCTAAATCAATCATTACTTTTTAGCGGGTTTAATTGGCAAGTGCCCGGCCTCCATTAGCCACTGATATTGCCTATACTTTTCAAGCCAGGTATCATCATCAAGCTGCTCGGGAAAAGGTATGCCCATATGATAAGTCAATAGGGCATTTATTTTCCTTATTTGATGGTGAAAATTGCAATCATCACTTGAATCAATTGCCGGATATTCACTTAAGTAATCGCTTAGTTCGTGCAGAACTGTTACGCTATCATCGTCCGGCTCGTTATCCGATAGCGTTAAAGGTTTTTTATGGTTGCCTTGCGAATGGTTATTAATTGAGCAATGGCATCAACAACGCCGGTAAA